TTTTTTGTTTCCTTTTTGGTCAATTTACTGAATTTAGGTTGAGTGAAACCGCCACACTGGAAAAGTGCGGTCGGTTTCTCGGGAGTTTTAACGTAAGTAGTGAACTAGTTTATTTTCTGTATGATTTTGTAGATGTGGGTTAGAAAAAATAAAGTCTTCAATCTCTTTTTTCCATACTTTATTTCTCATCTGCACTAGATTTTTCATAATGATTTTCTCTGAACTTTGTGCAAGATTATAACTAGCAACACCGAGATTAAATGCTGTCTTATAGTTTCTGTGGCTTTCAAGTTCTGAAAACAAATCCATCATTTTTTCCCACTCAAATGTAGATTCATTTAATTTAGCTATTGCTTTTGCGACAACATAAAATGCTTCTTCATCGAGTAAAATTCCACGTGGTTTTGGTTCAGGCAAAGTCAGTTGTTTTGGTTGGTTCTCGGCGGAATTTTGCAAAGCGTATTTGCCGGTTTTGCGAATTTGAGGTAATACTTCTTCGAATACCCACGCTTCAAACTTTTCTGCTTCGGGTTTGCGTGATTTGATAATCAAGCGGTAGAGATTCGGCTCGTTGATGAAGATCGCTTCTTGTTGTCTCTGCATTTTATCGGTGAGGTATCGTTTCGATACCCCATTTTCTTTACAGTGTTTTTGAAGAGTAAGGCTTTCATTTACATAACCTAAAATTCGGCAAACATCTGCACCGCAAAACCACGGCTCTTGATTTGGATCTACGATTACACGAACTTGGGAAGAGTTGAAATTGAAAACAGGGAATTGAACCTTATTTGACATAATTTTGTACCTTTCGTTTTTAGTAAATGCCACTTAGTAGGTGGCGGGCTTCAACTACCAAACGAAAGATCGGCGGAGCTTATTTCCCCAAAGGGTATTTTATTAGGCTCTCTCGACCCGCCATAGTTTTAGGGCATTTCCTAAATTTTGGGTACAAAAAAACCGCTTTTTGTCGGAGCGTTAGATAACCGACTTTCGTTTAGTAGTGCGGTTATCTTAATCCGTGTTGGCGGTTTTGTCAATTAGATTTTATTTGTATTAAACAAGCCACTTTCGACAGTGGCGTCGGGAGGTTCGAAAACCCGCAATAAGGCAAGGGCTGGACGTATTTCCTTTCGGTATTGTATTAGTCGCCCTCCCGACATAGTCAGGATTACGGATATAAAAAAATCGCCTAGTGGCGATTAGTGAACTATCCGCCTTAGAGTATGAGGTTTCGACACCTATGGGGGAATAGTAGGTTAAATTTCTTCGTTTGTCAATAGATAAAAATGTAATATTTATTACAAAAAGTACTTGCGTTAAAATGTAAGTAGTACTACAATAAACATATCTAAGGCAAGGTGCTTTAGATACAAGAAAACCCCGACTTGTTGGGTTCGGGGCATTCAAAATGGAGTTTAGGATATGTTGTTCAAAGCGTTAATCCTAATTATCCTCTTAATGGTGGCAATGCCAGCGTTCTAGGATAATCCATCGGGGGAGGGCATTCCCCCGATGACTCCAATCTTAAGCTAACTTAACCCAAAATGCAAGGAGTTTTCTATGGCAATGACAAGAGCTGAAATCAATGCAAAAAGCGATAAAAAGCGTGGTGTGCGGTTGCAATCTTATAAACTTCACGAAGATGTGATTGCATTGCTTGCCGAGCTTTCCAGCCAAACAGGGTTGTCTAAAACCCAAATTGTGACGCAAGGGATTAAGCTTTTTGCCGAAACAAAAAAGGTCGCATAACGTGCGACCAATCCCGACTTTCTGTTGAAAGTGGGAATATCCTAAATGATTGGGCGGTGGTTTGTCAATTTAGATTTTGTTCATTGAATTGTTTAATTTTAATATTTTGTAGATGACTGGCTCTTCATCAATATATTCAACTAAAACATCAACTAAGAAAATTTTATGGTACGGGTATTCTTCATTTAATATCATTTTTTCTTTGAGTGTCTTGTCTTCAAATTTTACTCGTACAGGCTTTTGTGATACTGCAGGAATAATAGCTCTATCGTGTGCTTTGCTTTGAGCATCTGCGGTGGATGACCAGTATAGTGTCGTGTTTTGTAAAGTGTTTTCTTCTCGCTCTTTGAGTAGTTTTAATTCTCGGTTAATATTGTTTTGTGCCAATCCTGCAAGTGCATTGTCTGCGTGTAGATGTATATGTACATCGCCTTGATTATTAGAAACTTGTAAATTGAATTGTGCTTTAGGATCGATTGCGATAGGCTCTAAAATGTTATTGGCATTTTTCAACATATTCGCAGTAAGGCGTTCAGGCTTTTCGCCTCTATTCATTGCCCAATCTAAAATATTTTTCAAGTGCCCTCCAAATTCAAGAATCGCATTTGCTTGCTCAATAAGTGGATATGTGCTTGATACTAGTGCTGCAAGCTCAATAAGGAAGCAGCCTTGTGTGATTTTTTCTACATAGATATGCTGTTCACAGGGTTCAATATCAATTTTGTTGTCTTGTATAAATTGGCGATATTCTGCAGCAATACCTTCCATACTTTGACAAAAAACTGATAGCTGCAATGGCTCGCTATTATCAATTTCGATTAGTAGTTTCATATTTTTATCTATTGTGTAATGTGTTTCAGCAACCATAACCCACCTCAAATTTTAGACACAAAAAAAGCCGTTATTGAACGGCTTGTAGTGCGGTTATCTTAATCCGAAGTGGGGCGGTTGTAAAGTAAAATTATTTTGAGATAGTGTACTATTTTCTTGTGTTATAGTGTACTATCTTTTATAATAGGCGACATCAGCACGGGGCTGATAACAGGACAAAGCCCCACCTGTTGAGATGGGGCTGATAACTTGGAGTCAAGACAAGATGAAAACCTTACAAATCATCTTAATCTTGATTGTGCTGTTGTTAGTAAGTTCACCAGCTTACTAAGCACTTAAAACCGATGGGGGAGTTCGCACCTCCCCCTGAGGTCTCCAACATTTTACCAAAGATAGATCCTGAAATTCAACCTAAAATTTACTTGGGGCTAAACCTATGACTATGACTAACGCTGAAAAAGTTGCCCGTTCCGATGCCAAGCGTGGCATTATGGCTAAAACCTATAAACTGCCTCAGTCGGTTGTCGCTGAAATTGAGCAGTTGAGTGAGCAATATGGTATTCCACAAAATCAATTATTGATACAGGCAATCGAAGCGTTTAAACAGGCAAAAGGGGCGTAAGCCCTTTTTTGCTAGTCGCCGTTCCAACGCTTCTAATCTGCATACTGTTTTGTTGAACTTTTAGTCAAAATTGTTTCCAACATTAACACATTGACTTTTATGTTTAAATTTAGTATAGTTTAAACACTGTATATATGTACAGTGTTTTTTTAATGTTATTTTTAAAAGGAGAACGCATATGTCTGGATTTGTTGATTTAACTTTAGAGTCTGGTGCAAGTATTACTGTTAGTAAAACGGCAGTTTTTTATCTTCAAGAAAGTAAAAATTCCCCTCAAACTACGTTATTACACTGCGGTGGAAGCGTAACACATCAAGTGAAAGGAGGTTATGAAGAAATTAGCGTTAAATTCCCTAATTTTATTCAAACTGAGCTTTCTGATGGGGTGAAAGTTGGCATTCATGATTACAATGTATCTTGCTTGGAAGAAAAGCAAAACGGTATTCAAGTACATGGTGTAGCAGTTTATTTTACTAGCGGTCCTATTGGGTTGGATGTAAAAGAAAATTACTCAGACTTTAAGAAGAAATTTCATCAAATTTAATTCATATTTAACCGCCTGTTTGGGCGGTTTTTTGTTGGTTTTATGCCGCACTTTTGGTTAAAGTGCGGTCAATTTTAGCTAAATTTAGATGTATATATATCTCAAAAAGGAATTTCATCATCAAGGTTATCTGCTAATGGGGGCGGATAAGATGATGAGGTTGATTGCCCATAAAGTTGTTGGTGGGCTTGATAATTTTGTTGTTGATCTTGTTTTTTGCGGTCGTCTTTATCTTTAATGTGTTCAATAAGCCATTTAATCCGTTCAGCTGGTTTATTTTCAAGATGCTCTGCCAAGGTTTTTTGGGTGTTGTGGAAGAATGGGCAGAGAATCTGAAAGCCGTAAGTGTCTGAACCGTCTTGTTTGGTGCGAAGGACTTTTTGCAGCATTAATCCAATATATTTGCCCTCTAATTGTGGTGCGTACGCTTTGTTGTCTTTAAATTGTCGTGTAAGTTCAGCCACTCTCGTGACCCCCATAATTGCTTGTATCATGTTGTGTCCGCTTTGTAGTGGGCTACCGTCTTTACCTTGATAATAGATTGAGAGGTAATTTCCTCTTAAGCCATCTTTTGTTTCAACAGTCAGTTCAAGGGATAATGCACCACTTTGAGACTGAACATATTCTGCACTGATAATTCTGCAAATATATGCTCCTGTTTCAGCGATAAAACTGGAATTACCAGCTTTGATCGCTTGTTCTTGATTGTAAGTGAATATTGTTTGTGTCATTTTTCGTTTCCTTGTGTTGGTTTGATGTCGTAGTAATCGCAAATCATTTCATCAACGGCGTTGAGGTCGTTTTCAATGAATTGCGTTTCAAATAATCCCATAGGGCTTTTTACTGGGTCGTTACCGTTGTTTTGCGTAGAGAATTGGAATTTCCAGTCATTTACTTGTGTGCGTAAACAGATAGTAACCATGCCTTCTAGCGTAATTTTTTCATCAAGCATTTTGCCAATGGTTTTGATTTTGGTTTTGCCAAATGGATCGGTTTCGACGTGCGATAAAATATAGATCCGCTTGTTCATTGGTAGCTTTAATGCGGTATTAAATACCGTCCATGCTTTTTCGCCAATGTCAGTAAATTTGTCATAGCCTCTTTCTTTCGCACGTCGCATAAATTCATTTGCCATAATGTATTGATAATCATCAATGATAATGATTTCACGCGGTGTTCTAGTCATAGCCTTGCAAATAGTTTCAGTATCATCACAGACAAAAATAGATCCGCTAGGGTTATCTCTTGTAATGGGTTGCCATTCTTTCGCCCTAAATGGAAGTGGTTTGCTAATTGACTGGATAAGAAGTGTTTTTTGTGGGTCGAGGTGGCGTAGGCTAGTTGATTTGCCCGAACCGCTTTCCCCTAAAATTAAGGTTGTTATGCTCATAATATTCCCCTAAAAAAAACCGCACTTTAAGTGCGGTGGATTTTGATGAAGTTTAGTTGTTGATTAAAGTATCTTGTATCGTTGTAGTCTTCGTTTTTGGTTAGAGTGTTGAGTTTTGTTTTTATTTTTTACTTCTAACAGTTTGTCAATTAATGGAAGCGTGTCTTTAATCGCTTTTTTTGTCCAATTCAAATTCAATTCTACAGAGTTGAAAATATCGCTTATGATAATCGGTTTGATTTTTTTAAGTAAGAATTCAACGCTTTCAGCAAAGCGAGTGAATAACATCCATACATCGATCATCTTTTTTAGTTCACTTTCAGTTAGTTCTAAAGTGAATTTGGGTTCAGGCATTGGTAATTTAAGTTGTGTTGTTTGGTTTTCCAGTTGGTTTAAAAACGCACGCAAAACCACAAGATGAAATTGTGGCGAAATCCACGCAGCGTAGGCGATGACGATTTCTTTGCAGGCGTATGTGCCAATGCCATTTTTGACAATTAAAACTGAGCTGTGAGATTTCTCACAGGTTGGATTTTCGCTTTCAATCTCTGCAATTAGAGCTTTTGTTTGATCATTTCGCAAAAAATAAGTAGGACGATGTTTTGGATCGTTTTCACTTGCCCTATGAAGATCTGCTAATGAATAAAGATTATTTAAAGTACGAATTGAGTTATTAAGAATTGCTAAATTAGTCATTTTGACTGCTCCTATTGGTTTTCTGAAATTGACCAGTTCTGACACTGGTGCCGAGAGGTTCAGAACCCTCCAATAGGTTAGGGTGGACGTATTCCCCGAAGGTATTGTATTAGTCGCCCTCTCGACGTTGCGAGATATCGGCATAAAAAAAGATCGCTTTTGGCGATCTGCTTACTACCGCCTATTGGAAAAAGGTTCTGACACCTTGAGGCAGATAGTAAGATAAAAGGGTGGGGTTTGTCAATAAAAAAGCCTGTGTTGTAAACAGGCTATTTTGTTATTTTCTTTTTTGTTTTCTAGGTTTATCGTATTTAATCATTTCACGATTTGCACCTTTTAGTGTTTTCTTCACTTCTTTAATATTCTGTTCAAGTTCAAGATGTTCAGGTGCAATCCCACTATTTTTTATCATCATATCCCGAACTTCTTTACCAACTTGAGAAGCGGTATTTTGTAATGCATTTAAACCACGTACATTCTTACTTTTAATTCGTTCTGCTGTTTGAGTTACTCTAAACCAGTTACCTGCAAGTTCAGTATTTCCCATAAAGTCATATAAAGTCCCTTTTTCATCAGGCATCTGTTTATGACGTTTAAGTTCAGCTAAGCCCATATTATACATACCACGGAATCCCGCATCTTTAAAAAGTCCAAAGTGTTCTGGTAAAAGCCCAGCACCTTTCGCAGAAGCTGACATAATTTGTTCTCCATCAGCTAATTTTTTACGGATTTCTAAACGCTGAATAGCGTTATCATCAATCGCATTTTGGACTAATTTATCTGCAACAGCAGCCAAGATTGTTTTTGCTTGAGCAACTTGTTCTTTTTTAGAATCTGCGTGCATTGTGATAAGAAAGCACGCAAAACGAGAGAGTTTATAACTTTTCACCTCTCTACCTTGAAAGACAATGTCAATCTGCGAGAAGTTATCCATTATGTCAATTTCAAGGTTGGCACAAGACGACATCGCTTTATTGATAACGCTTTTGAATGAGTTCCAAGACTCGTAACCAAGATGTAGCATAAAATCGTGGGCGTGCCAGTATCTAATGCCATTTTGGTGAGCATCATTTTCAAAGAGTTCTAAATCAAATTGTTCTGCCATTGTTTACCCCTATAAAAAAAGCCGTTATTGAACGGCTTGTAGTGCGGTTATCTTAATCCGAATTCGGGGCAGTGTCAAATAAAAAGTTTATTTTATATAAAATATCTCTTGCATATCAATTGGTATATTATATAATATACTTGTTTTTGAGATGGTTCAAAAATGAGAAGAGCGGCTCAAACCGCTCAACTAATGGAGATAGAAATAATGAAAACCGTACTTTTCATTATCATCTTGTTAGTGTTGTTATTGGTAAGTCCTAACGTTTACTAAACACTAACCCGGAGGGGGAAAGGTCAGATGTTCCCCCAATGGCTCCAATCTTAAGCTAACTTCATATAAAAGGCAAGCGTTATGGCTCAAATTTCCGAACAGTTGCGTAAGCGTAAAATAGAGACAGCACGACGATTTAACGATAAAGCCCTTGCAGAAGGTAAGGCACGGCGTATTTTAATGCAATTATCAGCCGAGGTAGCCGATGAATTTGACGCTATCTGTGCCGAATTAGGTATTTCCCGCCCTCAAGCAATCAAGGCATTGTGCGAGATGTATCGGGCAAAAGGGGCGTAAGCCCTTTTTTGTTGTCTAAAAAAAGCCCCTATCTCTAGGGGCAAACTCACATTACGGATTTCATATATTGATTATGTCAAAAGTACCGTTTTAACCACTCGGCGTGTGGAATGGTGTAGTGCGACCATTCAGAACGGCTCTCACAAGGAAAAATCTGAAAAAACTTGTAGGAGAAAGAGAGCCGTTTTGAATGGTTGCCTTTCTTTGACCTGTAAGGCTCAGGTGTTGTCACGTTTATTTTTTAACGAGTATATCGGTTACTCTCTTGTGCCTCACTATGCACGCCCAGATTTCGCCTAAACCTATTATTGGGTTATGTCTTTGTCTTACTAAAGCGTAAGCATAACGCTGTGGCAAGTGGGGGGTTTTATGGGCTTCCTCTTGTGTTTCCACTCTGACTTGCTTCACCATCGGGCAATAATAGGTTCTATCCAAATTGTGTCGAGATGAAATGAAAGCCTCTTGTGGATTTTTAGAGTATGATAGGTCTAACCTTGTGCCTGCTGATGATGTTCCTGAAAACGTTCCTTAAAATTGATTTTTTCATCAAATGGAATTTCTTCACATAGTTCACCATCATAGGTAGCTTGGGACATTGCCTTGATTTTTTCTTTGGCTTCTTCGGCGTTGTTGGCATATACATCACAGCACCAACTTGTGCCTTGGAACTGATAGCGAAAAAGGTATTTTTTCATTGTTTTTTCTTCCATAGGTATTCCTTATGCGATTTGAAACTTACTTAGACAAACGCCATGAGTGGCGTTGGCGTTTAAAGGCAAGTAATGGCAAAACAATGGCAGATAGCGGTGAAGGCTATAAGCAGTATTTTGACTGTTTACATGGAATTGATTTGGTACGACAAACCAATCAGTTCACAGATATTATTTGCCTTGGAGACGATAAACATTAATTCCAAAGCTCCGCAAGGGGCTTTCATTTCATCTCGATTTTTAAAGAGCGTTCCTTGTTACAGGATTTATTTTTGCCATTTCCAACCGCACTTGAGATTAGGTCGATACTCTTTCAGTTTCGTGCGATAAATCGTCGTTTTATCCATTTTTCAACGGTCAAATAAGTGCGGTTGGAAATGGCGTTGTTTTGTTTTGATGAGGTTATTATGTACCTAACGTTCACTAAAGTAAAGAACAAAAAGTACAAATTTTTAAATTAATTTATGTACTTTAAGTTATTTTATTGATTTAAAAAGAAATTTATTTTTGAAAAAAATGATTGATTGCTTGTTTTTTGAGCAACTTAATTAAAAGGGTGTGAATTATATTTCACAGTTTATTTAAAATAAGTATAATACTTGTAGCGGAGAGAAATATGATCCAAATAAAATCAACCACAATTTTTAAGAAATGGCTTGATGATTTAAAGGATTTGAGAGCAAGGGCAAAGATCCAAACAAGAATTAAACGCTTACAGCTGGGTAACTTTGGTGATGTAAAAACTGTAGGAGAAGGAATATTCGAATTACGCATTACTGAGGGCAAAGGCTATCGTGTTTATTTCAAAAATCAGAATGGTGTGATTGTAATTTTACTTTGTGCTGGTGATAAATCTACACAGGAAAATGATATTAAAAAAGCAAAAACTTTAGCAAAAGAATTGGGGGTATAATATGACTGAATTACAAGATTTTGATATAGCGGAGCATTTAAGAAATGAGGAAGAAATCCGTTTTTATCTAAATGAAGTGATGAAAGAGGGGGATGTAGATTTAATTCTTTCCGCACTAGGTGATATTGCCAAAGCACGTAATATGAGCCAATTGGCAAAAGAGGTCGGGGTAAGTCGTGAGGGATTATATAAAGCCTTTTCCGGCAAAGGTAACCCGACATTTTCTACTGTGCTTAAGGTAATGAAAGCATTGAATTTAAGCCTCGAGATTAAACAGTCTGCCGTCAGTTTGAGTTAAAGAAAAAACCGCCGAAGGGCGGTTTTGTTATTGATGCTCAATAACATCAAGAATAATTGCATCTTTAATTTTTTCATCAAGTATTTTGGCATTAATACTCAGTTTAACCGGTTTTCTTTCCCATTCTGCTTGCATTAGCAATAATTTGTTTTTATTACCCGCTAAAAACTGATCTTGAACAATCGCCTCAAATACAGCCTCAGTGTTCACGTTGCGAATTCGTACTTTAAAAAGTTCTGGGTCTGAAGAGTTTACTTGTTCAAGTCTATAAGTTCCATCAAGTCTTATTTCGGTTGAACGACGGCGTGCATTTTTAGTAAGCTCAGTCGTTATTTCAGGATCTAAAATACTATTACCTATTTCGACTTCTTTCACACCAATAAATGATTTAAATAAACACGTTTTTGCATCGTGAGCCTGACGATCAATATTTTCTAGAACAGCATTTTGTTTCACGATATTAGCAATAATCCCAGCTCGTTTTGTTTCCTCTTGCGACATTAGTTGTAAAGATTGAAGGTGCTCTTTATCTTCATCTTTTTTAATTTCAGCAAGGCGAACTTCTTTTCTATTATCTAAAAATCGTTTAATTCCTGAGCTTGTTGCCCAAATAGCAGCACTACCAAGCACAGTTATTGCAAGTGTTGTTGCATCCATTTTTGTAGCCAATTGCCCTATTTGTATCCATAAACCATCAAAATTAACATTCAATAGCGACGAACCACGCTCAACAGTAATTTTTAACTGCAATGCCTCACGTTCTTCTTTTGATAATTTCTGCGTATCAACATCATTATATTGAATTAGACGATAGGTTCTATTAATGTAATTTTGCATTTCTACAAAGCCTTTCATTATGTTTGGCGTGAGGCTTTGCTCAAACTTTTCACCCACTAAGCGAATACTTAGTGGAGGTAGTTTTTGTAGATCTATATTATCACTAATTAAACCTGTTTCGATATAATCCTCAAGAATTTTAAATAATTTATCTTCAGAACTGATAACAATATTATTCATTTCATTTAATTCCATATTTTAACTCCGTTCTTACAAACCTATAAATTAGATTTCTGCTGTATTCAGTTTCCACATTGCTGTGGCACAAGATTTATCTTTCAGTTTGCAACCCTACAAACAGCTCCTATGTTCAACGGCTTTGCCGATTATTTTTATTTTATGGTGTTTACTGCTTAACGTGCCGAAATTGTCGTTGAGAGGAACAAGTTTGAAATGTTTTCTGCCGTGTTCGTCTACTTCGCCAGTTTCTTTGTATTGTTTGAAAGTGGCTTCGTTATCTTCGTTGATTGCGACAACAAAATCACCGGGGACGGGATAGATTTCGGGATCGATTAATACCATATCGCCTTCTTGGAAGCGTGGTGACATAGAGTTGCCGACAATTTTTAAATAAAAGGCATTTTGACCTGCTTTGACTTGCGAGGAGATCATTTCGTATTGGGTTATTTCATCTGTATTACTCAGCAAATTCACTTCGGTAAAATAGCCTGCTTGTACTGGGCTGAGTAGGGGGTAGTAGAAGGATTTAACGACTTCTACAAATGTTGCATTCTTATCAAAATTTTTGACATCACCAAAAGTTAGCCATTCAGGGGTAACACTAAGAAAATCAGCTAATACATAAGTATTTGCAGTAGATGGCATGGTTTCTGCATTAAACCATTTACTCACAGCTTTAGGTGTCAGTTTTAATATATCTGCAATTTGTTTGCCACGTCCTTTGTTTGGAAGCCCTTTGTTCTTACAGGCTAAGTCTAATCTTTCCGCAAACGCTTTTCTAATTTCTTCTTCATTCATTCTTTTTTCCTCTTTGTACTGTTAGTTCAATTATAAAAAAAACTTGAAGTACTTTCAGTTATATTTTAATATGTACATTTAGTTCAGTATAAGAGGTAAAATATGACATCACTAGTACATATTCTTGATTTAGCAGGGATGCCTAAAGTTGCAGAATACTGTGGGGTTTCTCTGCGAGCTGCCTACAAATGGCGTAAAGCCAATGCCTTACCAAGAACTGAATATACAGGAGAAACAAATTATGCCAATGCAATTTCTGAAGCGATTAATGGTCAATTTTCTTCTGATTTTATTCGTGAAGTTGGCAGACCTAAGCCTGCTGAAACCTAATCTACCTCAAGAGGTATGCAAAGGCTCGCAAGGAATTAACAAAAAAATGCAAGGGCGATTGCGGATTTGATTTTTCGCAAATCTAGCAGTCGCACTACAGGAAAAATAAAAAGCCACTGTTGGAGCAGTGGCAAGGATTAGGAAAAATCGCTATGAATATTAATCCGAATGAAAAACAAAGTCAATCGCAGAATGCGAGGATTTTAGCTCATTTAAAAAATGGTGGGAGAATAACTTCGCTTGAAGCGTTAAATCAATTTGGCTGTTTGCGTCTTTCTGCTCGCATTAAAGATTTACGTGATTGTGGTCATGAAATCCATGCGGAATTTATTGAAGTGCCAAATGGTAAGCGTGTGAAACAGTATTTTATGGAGGCATTTCATGAGATTTAGTCAACACTTACGACAATTGGGTCAACCTATTGCGTATTATCCAAAAATGGCAAAACCCTTAGGCGGTGTGACTGCTGCGATTTTATTTTGTCAGCTTTTCTATTGGCAAGATAAAACCGACAATCCGTTAGGCGTGTACAAAACACAAGCTGAACTTGAACAAGAAACTGGATTAAGTCGCCGTGAACAGGAAACCGCACGCAAAAAATTAGTTGAATTGGGTCTTTTAATAGAAACTCACAAACGCTTAGAACATCGTATTTATTTTAAGCTGGATTTAGCGAAATTTGACGACCTAATGGCTACCATTTTTGAGGTAGAAAATCCGACATTACCCGATGGCGATAATGTACAACCCCGAATGGCGGAAAGCGACATTCGGGAAGTAGCAAAACCGCCATTCGTTAATACAAAGACTACTACAGAGAATACAAACAATAAAAAAGATTTAACTAACGTTAAATCCAAAAAAGCCACACCAAAACCGACCGCACTTGCTTTGCTTGCTGAATTTGGCATTACCGATCAGCTTGCTGAAGATTTTATTGAACAGCGTAAAGTCAAGAAAGCACCGATTACCCAAACCGTTCTTAACCGCTTGCAGACTCAAGCC